GATCGCCTACCCCTGATTTTCTATTTCTAGTGCAGCTCGTCGCAACAAGCCCTCCAGCGCAGCTTTTACCGTTTGTCGACGGACTTCGTCGCGGTTGCCGGAGAAGTGTTCGCGCTGTGCCGTGACCGCCTCCCCCACGCCGAACGCCAGCCACACCGTACCCACCGGTTTTTCCGGCGAACCACCATCCGGCCCTGCCACGCCGCTGACCGCCACGGCGAACCGCGCCAGACTTTTCTCCTGCGCGCCACGCACCATCGCCTCCACCACCTCCTGGCTGACAGCGCCCACCTTGTTGAACAAGCCCTCCGGTACATTCAACTGTCGAGTCTTCTGCCGGTTGGAATAGGTGACGTAACCTGCTTCGAACCACGCCGAACTGCCGGGAATCCGCGTGATAGCCTCGGCAATACCGCCACCGGTACAGGACTCGGCAGTGGTGACATGAGCATTGAGCACCTGGAGTCGGCGCCCCAGTTCAGCGGCAAGTTGAGTGATTTCGTTCACGGTCGTCTCCGGGAATGAGCGGGCGTTCGCCTACCCTACAGGAGCAAATCGCACACGCAAGCGACAGGCTGCATCAGGATGCTAACGCGCGACGGCGTGCACATACGCCTGGCACGCACGCAAGGCAATCACGGCGTTATCGCCGTCATCGGTGATGGCGATAATTCGTTGAGCATGCGCCGGGTCAAGTCGGGCTCGCGGGGCTGCATGAACCACGCCGCCGGCGGGGGCGGGGGCTGGCACCGAGCTGCCATTGGCGGGTTCGGTGGCGTCGAGAAGGACTGACAACCGCACATCAGCAGTGGCCAGGCGATCACGCAAAACCGCTTGATGACGTTGGGCATCGCTTAACTCCTGAGCATGCTGTCGGTCGCTGGCATTGAGCTGTTGCTCAAGAGCCAGGCGCCTGTCTTGTTCGGCCTGCTGCTGATGCAACGCCTGCCGGGTTTGTTGATCGAGCGCCTGCGCGTGCACGGCCGACAACCGCTCAAGCTGTGCGTCATATCGCCAGGCCTGAACCTGCCAGGTCAATCCCGCCGCCATAACCAGCAGCAGGAAATAACCGAGCAAGCGGTAGAACGCTAGGAAGCGCATAACACCGCCTTCGCCCTCGCCCATAGCTGCATACGATGATCCAGGCCATTGAGGCCGCCATTGATACGTCGAGTAATGGTGGTGAACTGGTCCTTGTCGGCCAACTCGTTCAGGCCGTTGCTCTGCCAGAACCAGGCGGCGGATTCACATGCCCATTGGGGTTGTTCCAGCAGTTGAGGCTGGGCCAATAACCGTTCGTCACCGAACAGCGCCCGACTGCACGCCAGGTAATTGCGACGCCCAGTGATCTGTATCAGCCCCCTGCCTCGGTACTGCTGGCCGTCGCCATCCGCTTCAGGGGTATTGCCCAGTCTGGCGGCAAGGGGTCCGATGTCATATTTGCTCAGGTAGCGATCACTGCCCAGTTCGCGCAGGTACTGCAGTTCGCCGGATTCGTGACCGATCTGGGCGAGGAACGCAGCGATGCGCTGGGGGCTGGTAATCGAGTGCCGGGCCATCGCCGCATTTATGGCAGGCAAAAAAAGACCCGCTGTGAGGCGGGCCGTTGGCATGACGTGGACAAGCTGGGGAAGCGTAATCAGCATGGTTTCTACTCTGCAAAAAGGTCTAGATCGACAACCCACCCGCCACAATCGAACTGCGATACCCCGTCACCGGGTCGCCCACATGGGTAACCTGGATAATCGACCAGCGCCCTTGCATATACGAGGGCCAGCTTTCATCCAGGCGCAGCAACCCTTCGGCGGCGAGCAGCGGGTTGCCAGGGCACTCGATCTGCAGTTTCAAATCTTCCCGGCCCACGCGTCGCAGTTCGGCTTCGGCCACGGCACGGGCTTCGGCTTCGTTCTGGCAGCGTTGGCGCAGGTTTTTGAACGGCGCGATGCCTACCTCCACGACATGCTGCTTAGCCCCCACGGCATCCCACCAGGTCACGCGGCAGCCCATATATTTGGAGCGCGACTGCTCGTCGAGCTTGGCGGTGATGAATGCCTGGTCGCCGGGGCGGTTGTCTTGGGTCACGGATAGCGTCACCTCCGGCAGCAGCTGGCCCGAGAGCGAATGGACCTTGCCGGCTTCCGCCAGCACGTACAGTTCGTTGATCGGTTTGGTGACGGCGCTGTAGCGACTGGCCAGGCGCGTGATAAATGCCATGTCGCTTTCGTTGGATTGATCGATATGGGGGATCGGAATGCTTTCCAGTGCCGGCGCGACGCGGGGTGAATAGCCATGTCGACCGATGACCTGGCGAAACAGCGCGCCCAGGGTGGTGGGCCCGTAACTGGCGGAGCGGCGCTGTCGGTAATGGCTGGGGTCCACCGCGCTGAAAGGTGCGGCGGTAGCGACGATCAGCAGGCGCATCGGAAACAGCACGGGAGTGCGCTGCATGATGACAAACTGGCCTTTTTCCACCAATCCCGACTCCTGATAGCCGACCCGCAGGCCGATCTTGCCGCTCAGGCTCGGCAACCCTTCCAGGCCCTCGATGTTCAGTGTCAGTTCGAGCCTGTCGGCTTTGATACCGGCGGCGTCGGTGTGGCTCCAGTGCATCAAGCGTTGATTGAGCAGCGCCGCATTGGCGCCGTAGAACTCGACGATCGGGGTGAATCCCTGTGCCATGCAGCCTCCTCAATCCCACGCTGAAACAGGTTGCGACACCGTCGGCCGCGCGGGCATCTCCGGCACCACCACCCACACGCCGGCCGGCAACACCGGGCCATGCTCGGCCAACTCGGGGTTCAAGCGCCAGAGGGTTTCTTCGGCTGCGTCGTCGCAGCGCCCCAACTCGCGGTAAAGCAACAGGTTGACCGAATCGCCGGCAATACTTCGCACTCTACGCATTGACGAATTCCTCCAATTCAAGGGTCCAGGCCACGACCATGGCGGTGCCGTCATCGATCACGTTGCTTTGGGTTTCCACCAACGAATTGATACGCCACAAGCCCCAGTTACGGCCAATGCCATCGACCAGGGGCAATGGCGCCCGCGCATCCTGCAACGCGCGCAATTCGTCCAGGCGCTGCATGCCCACGGCGTACATCGCCATGCCGCTGAACGAGAGCTTTTCCAGTTGCTGGCCGTTCTGCCTTGACTGCGGCTTGCTGGCAATGATTTCCAGGTTGCTCCAGCCGCCGTAACTGCTATGGATGAGCGAGGCGTAGGCGAAGCCACGGGACAGGCCAAAAATAAAATCGCCCAGTACCATCTGTTGTCGCATCAATCACCTCCTGTATCGGTCAGTGCCGCGTTGCGTCGAATGCCCAGGGAATCGGTGACCATGGGCATGCATTGAAACTGCAGGGCTTGCATCACCTGGTTGACGACCTGCTGGGCCTCGGCGGGGTTGACGCCAGTGATCTGGATACTCGGTGAGATCGTGACCTGGACGTTATCGGTGCGAGCACTGTTGAGTTCCTTGCTCAGCGTATTCGGCGCGGGCAGGCGATCACTCGATCCGAACAGTTTGTCACCGATCCAACTGCCCGCTTCGCTGCCCAGCAAGCCGCCAATGGCGCCGCCGACCGCGGTGCCGACTCCGGGAAAAATCAAGGTGCCGATCGCCGCGCCAGCGGAAGCCCCGGCCCAGGCGCCACCGGCGGTGCTGAGACCGGCGCCGACAGCCTTCGCGTCGCCATTGCGCACGCCCTGGACCACGTCAATGGCGGTGTCGACATACTTCAGCGGCCCGAGACGGCGGGCGCCGGCGGACTCCAGCTTACTCATCACTCCGGTCAGCCCGGAGGCCGGTATTTTGGGCGCGTGAGTCACCCCAGGCACGGCTGAACGCTCGTGACTGGAGTTCTGCGTGTGCGGCTGGGCAGTTGCGCGCGCGTCGGCAGGCAGAGGCACGCCGCCACGTTCCAGGGTTTCAATCAGCCCAGGGGCTCTGGCTGGGAGCGGTTGGCGCAGGTCGGCGTGGCTCGTTCGGCTATTGACCTGCGCGTCGCGCGGCTGCAGGCCCTGCACCGGGGCAACGGCATGGAAACCTGTGGACTGAGCCGGGAAAAACGGTTGCATCAGGCGCTCAGGCAAACCACGCAGCATCGACATCGCGCCGCGACCTTTCAGGGGTGCAAGCCTTGCGGCAGGCGACCGCGCCCCAGATGCCGGTTTCTTCTGAGGGCCCTGTTTCTTCGACGTGCTCTGCGCTTTGCGGTTTTTCTGGGACTTAGGCTTGGAGGTAGGCTTTTTCCCGGCGGACGGGCCTCTGCGACCAGGACGGCGGCTACTCACCGGGGCTTGGGTTGCGGTGGCGCAGCAGCATGGTTGGCTCTTTTTGAAGCCATCGCTTTTGAACAGCTTGCCAAGCCCGCCAGGCAGTTTGCCCAGCGTCAGATCGAGCACGTTGCCTGTCACACGGCTTTTGATCGTGTCTCCCATGCCCGAGAAAAAGCCGGTAACCACTGGTGAAAACATCGGCAGAACCACGGCCTCCGCGGTTTTGACAGTGGTGGCGGCGGCTGGCGACTCACCGGCCCAGGCGTTGGCTTTGTCGGTCACAGCGGTCTTGGTTCGCAGCCACACGTCTTCCCAGAGTACCGGTGCGGGTTTAAGCGTCGTGGAGAGGCGCTCCTCACTCTTTGCCGACGACTCCCGCAGTTGCGCTATTGTTTTTTCCTTGACGGCCGGCGCAGCGAACGATTGTTGAAAAGCGGCAACGGGATCGAGGGCCTTTACGTCGAGCAGCGTCATGGACTCACGGACCAGATGCTGGTCTTTCGATGTACTCGACTTAACTTCAGTCGTTGCCTTTTGTTCGGTCCCCTTGCCGATTTTAGACGCCCCACTGTCCACCGCCTTAAGCTGCGACAAGGAGGTTTGCAGCGCGTCCACACTGTCACGCAGTAACCCCAGGGCCAGCGAAAGACCGTTGAGTTGCACGCCGGCGTTGGTCAGCGCCAGACTCATCGAAAACAACGGCGCCGCCTCTGTGTGACTTCCAGACGCCAGAGGGCCTGGGTTAACACTGTCGGCACCCTGCGCGCCGTCTGCGTGGCGAAATACACCCTGGCCATCCTTGACCACGGCATACGCGAGCGAATACTTGTCCTGCATCCCGCTTACTCCTGTTTAACGCCAAGGCGAGTGATCGCAATGTCGTAGCGGCGCAATGCTTTTCCGGCGTCCCAGTCGAGGATCTCCGCCTCGTTGACCGAGTAGATCAGCGGCACCACGTCGAGAATCACCTCGATGTCACGTTCCGAAAGAAGTCCGCCGGTTGATTTAAAAAATCGTCGATCCGCTCCTGCAGCTCGGTCCAGTCGGGCACGGTCAACCCCGCCAGGTCAGGGATCATCAACCCTGTGCAATGGGCGGTAATAAACTCGGCGCGCTCTTTATTGGTGGCGAGCTTTTTCATCACCTTGGTGGCGCGCAGAGCCGGCATCTCCAGAGGCAGTTCGGTCAGGGTTCGGCCGGCTGCCTCCAGGGGCAATAGCAGTTGCACGGGCTGGTCGTAAGGCGGCGCCTCGTGGGCATTCAGGAAAAACGACGCCGGGCGTGTCGACATCTCGTGCACGTATTGAGCGATGCTTACGTAGTCCGGGCGTTTCAGCTGATCCAGCTCTTTTTCCGACAGGCCAGTGGCGAGTTTCGCCAGTTCAAAGAACTGGTCGTCCTCGTCGTCACCGGCCCGGGCCAGCGCATCTTTTTGCGCGGCGTAGTACAGCGGTTTGAGTTGCACCTGCTCGATCGTTGCACCGGTGTCGGCGGTGATCGGAGACAGCAGGTGATGCAGCGGTGGCATCCAGGCCATGAGGCAATTCCTTGTTCAAACAAGGGGCGAGCGTGCTCGCCCCAAGGGGTTTAAGGCATCAGCACGGCGCGGCGGGCATCGCCCAGAATATCGACACCGTTGAGCACGAATTTCTGGGTGCGCACGTCGATATCAATCACCGGGATGCCATTCTCCAGTCGGGTGTAGGTGCGGCAGGACAACTCCAGCGTGGTCAGGGCTTTGTCGCCCATTTTCAGCTTCGCTTCATCGAGTGATTTGAGCTTGCCGCCGACGGTGTGGTAAGTGAAATACGTTTTGCCGTCCTGGTCCTGGCCGGCCTCACGCACGTTCAGCAGGATGTCGTCGCCCATGCGCACGCCCAGGGCCAGCATGATTTCCGGGCCGGCGCCTTGCAGCACCAGCGTGGCGCCGAGCACCTTGCCGCTCTTGGCCATTTCCTCGGCAATAAAGCGGCCGCCGGACATGGATTCCATCTCGAACTCGATC